GCTCGCGCCATTCCCCTGAACCCAACTGATTCCAAAACGAAAACGGCCATAAAAACGGAGGACAGGCATGGAGACGATGAACAACCAGCGGGGGCGGGACGTGAGTGCGCCCATCACCCACATCACCCTGAATGGAACGCGGTACAAGCTGGCGTTTACCAACATGGCGGCCCGTGTTGCCGAAGACGTCTATGAGCAACAGTATGGCCAGGACGTTGGCTATGCGGACATTCTGGCCGCGTTGACCAAATTCAAGTATAAAGCCGTTATGGCGATGCTTTACGGCGCGCTGATCGCGGGCGGCACGTCCATGAGCTGGGATGAATTTGACGCAGCTTTCAAACTGGACAGCATTGACGGCATCCGCGACATCATCCTCAAGGGGGTTGTGGACTCCCTGCCCAAGGCGGATGAGGCGAAAGACGAAGCCGAAAACCCTTAACGAGCGCCAACGGGGACGGCTTTCCATGGGCGTGGCTGTATTTTCGTGCCCTTGATTGCGGCATGAGTGCAGCGGACTTCTGGGACAGCAGCCCCCGTGCCGTCATGGCGCTGTACGCCTGCGCGAAGGCATCGCGCCGTGCCCCTGCCATTGATGGCGGAAGGCAGCAAAGCACATCACAACAAGCACCCACCGCAGCACCGAACGGACAGCGCCTGGCGCGCCTTCCCCGGTAAAAGCGTCTGCGCGGGCGCTTTTCTTTTATCTGGGAGGTGAGATCATGGACAGCGAAGGCATCAGCACAAAAGTAAGTGTCCTGGGCGATAAAGAGTATAAGAAGGCGTTGCAGGACATCGGGCGGCAGTTGACCGTGCTGAATACCGATATGGCGGCGACATCCAGCGCGTTTGGTGACCAGGCCGACAGTATGGATGCCATGAAGTCCAAGGCGGGTAGCCTGAACAGCATCTATGAAGTCCACTCCCAAAAGGTCAAGCTAATTGCCGAACAGCTGAACAAAGCCAAAGCCGAGTATGGCGAAAACAGCAAGCAAGCAGAGAATCTGCAAATAGCGCTAAATCGTGCGGTCAACGCGATGAATCAGGTGGGAAATGAAATCGCCGAAAATGACCGACAGATGAGCGCACTGGCCGACAGCACCGACACATTGGGCAATGCCATGGAAAGTGCTGGCGAAATCGCCAAGGGGGCCATGGTGGCGGGCCTGACCGCAGCGGCGGCAGCCGTCGCCGCCCTATCTGCTGCGGCGCTGGAAGGGGCCAAGCAAATCGTGCAGCTTGGTACGGATTACCGACAGGCTGCAAACCAGCTTTCCGCACAGACCGGTGCGACCGGCGACGAGCTGGCCGAGCTGGGCGACATTGCGCAAGAAGTTTATAGAAACAACTTCGGCGACAATATTGCTGATGTAAACGACGCCCTTGCCACCACCAAAGTCAACACTGGCCTGATGGGCGACGAGTTGAAAAAGGCTACGGAAAACGGCTATTTACTGCGAGATACCTTTGGCATGGACATTGCCGAAAGCAGCCGGACCGCATCGGCCCTGATGCAGAAATTCGGGATTGACGCAGAAACGGCCTATAACCTCATCGCACAGGGCGCGCAGCGAGGCGCAAACCAGAACGGCGACCTGCTGGACGTTCTTAGCGAGTACGCGCCGAAATACGCGGAAATGGGCCTTAGCGCCGAAGACATGATGACCACGCTCATCAGTGGCGCGGAAAACGGCGTTTTCCAGATCGACAAAGTAGGCGACGCGGTTAAAGAGTTTTCCATCCGCGCCATCGACGGCAGCGACACCACGAAAGAAGCCTTTGAGGAACTTGGTCTAAAGGCGTCCTACGTCAGCGCAGAAATCAGCGAAGGCGGGCCGCAGGCGCGCGCCGCGTTTTTGCAGGTGGTGCAGGCGCTGCAAAAGGTGGAAGACCCGCTCAAACGCAATCAGCTGGCCGTTTCTCTGTTCGGCACACAGTTTGAAGACCTGGGCGAGGGAGCGCTGCCTATCCTTGCCAGCATTGCGGAAGGCGGTGACCTGTCCGCCGACGCGCTGGAACAGATCAACGAGGTAAAATACAATGATGCCGCCAGCGCTTTGGAAGGCGTAAAGCGCAAGATTCAAAGCGAATTTTTACCGCTGGCGAGCAATATGCAAAGCCTGATCGTCGGCACACTGTCCACTATCGACACAGCGCTTGCCGATGGCTTCCAGCCGGAGGATGTGCGCGTCATCGGTGAAGCGATAGCCAGTGCCATGATGGAAGGCGTGTCGACCATCGACACGCTTTTCACCGAGAACACGGACATCATCACCGACATGCTCGACTCTGCCGTGCGAGTCATCACGGAAGCGCTGCCCGCGTTTGTGGGTGCAATTCTCCCTGCCGCCATGGGACTTTTGCAAAGCATTGTGGACGCGATCACAGGAAACATTGATCCGCTGGCGGCCCTTGCATCCAGCATCGTGACCAACGTGGCGGCCTTCCTGGTGGAGAACGCCAGCGGCCTGTTTGCAGCCGCAACATCGCTTGTCACGGGGTTGGCAGATGGAATCGCGGAAGCATTGCCGACGCTGCTGCCCGCTGCGGCCAGCATGGTGGCGGAAATCGTGACCGGCCTGGCCGAGAACCTACCCACGTTGTTGGAATCTGCTGGCGGGCTGTTGCAAGGCATCGTGGATGGCATAACCGGCGCGCTGCCGGTGCTGGTCGAAGCGCTGCCGCAGATCATCACAACCATCACCGATGCGATAACCACGGCATTGCCCATCCTGCTGGAACAGGGTGCAAGTATTCTGAACAGTATCATCACCGGCATCACGGACACCATCCCCGCGCTGGTCGATATGCTGCCGCAGATCATCACCACGATTACCACAGCCATTACCGATGCGCTGCCCGATCTGCTGGCGCAGGGTACATCCATACTCACCAGCATCATCACCGGCATCACGGACACCATCCCTACGCTAGCCGAAAAGTTGCCGGAAATCATCACCACGATCATCACGGCCATCACCGAAGCATTGCCGGATATTCTGGCCGCGGGAACCAGCATTTTGACCAGTCTCATCACCGGTATTGGTGAGGCCATTCCCACGCTGGTGGAAAAGATGCCGGAGGTCATAGCAGCCATCACCGGTGCGCTGGGCGAAATCGACTGGCTTACGCTTGGCACAAATCTGATTCAAGGGCTTGTGGACGGGTTGAGTGCCGCGGTTACGGCGTTGCTGGAGAGTATCAAGGGCATATTCTCCAGTATCTGGGACGCTGTGAAAGAAGTCTTCGGCATCAATAGCCCATCGACAGTGGCCAAGGAAGCGGGCGGCCTGATTCTCGACGGCCTGCTGTTGGGTTTCAGCGAGGCCGTAGACGCGGTATGTGAAACCGTCAAGACGATTTTCGGGAAGATATGGGATGCCATCAAATCCATCTTTGGATTTGGCAGCGAAAGCGAGGAAAGCAAAGAAGCCAAAACCGCCGGGCAGGACATCATGACCGGGATGAAAGATGGCATCACCGGCAGCGAGGACACCGTCAAAGAGGCGGTACAGAGTGCTGCCGCCAGTGTGCTGACCACCTTAAAGACCGAACTTGGCGTCGCAGACGGCACCAGCACCAAAACCAAAGACATGGGCACGGCTGTGGCTACGGGCATCAGCGACGGGCTTGCTACTGTGACCGCCGAAACATTTGCAGGCGGTGCCTCGACACTGGCCAGTGCTGTGGCCGATGCCATTAACGTTGCCTTTGGCGTGGAGGGCACCGGGTTCCTGGGATCGGGCGGAGACAGCGCAAAGAAGTTTGAGGCTATCGGTGCAGCGGTGTGCAAGGCCATCGCGGACGGCATTACCAATAACACGCAAAACACCGAAGCGGTCAAAACGGCCATCACCGGGGTGGCCAATGCAGCCTATGAGGCCGCCGTGACCGAAATGGCCACCGGTATCACAGGCAGCAGCGAAACCGTCAATGCGGCGGTGGATACCGTAGCTACCGCTGCACTGGAAGCCGCAGCGGCGATCCTGACCGCCGACGCAGGTGGCAAAGTTGGCAAAGCCTTCATGGACGGCATCCGGCTGGCAATTCTAAATGCAAGGCCGGGCCTTTCGAGCGCCGCCACTCTGACTGCCAGCGGAGCGCATAATGCAGCAAAGGCCGAGTTATCCCAGAGTAAGGGACAATCCATTGGCAGCGTCTTCGTGCAAAGTATCCGCGCAGGAATCAGCGGGCAGCAAAGCCAGGTATCCAGCGCGGCCCAAAGTCTTGGAAGCGGTGCACTTTCCGCACTGTGGAGCGCCGTAGGCAGCGGCGGCAGCAGATTTGAAGCAATCGGCAATGCAATCGCCCAAGGCATGGCACGCGGCATCCGAAACGGTTCAGGGAGCATCCAGAGCGCCGCGCGGGCAGCCGCCCAGGCAGCCTATAATGCCGCCAAGCAGGCACTGGACATCCGAAGTCCCAGCCACAAGATGGAGGCCATCGGAATGCAGTATGGCGCAGGCTTCGCGGGTGGTATCGAACAAAGCATTCAGGATGTGAGCCGCAGTGCCCGGATGCTAAGCGAAATAGCGGCGAGTGAAACCGCTGCGGGGGCTGCTTCCTTCCCTGCCCTGTCTCAACCGCAGATTGATTATGAGCGTCTGGGCGAGGCTGTTGCCGAGGCAAACCGCCGCGCCGGACTGGGCAAGGCGGTGCTTGACGTTAACGGCAAGCGGATGGCTGAAACGTTGGAGCCGTCTGTGAGCCGTGCCACCTATCAACGGGCAGGCCGAACCGTGACCGGACGGGCCGCACGCATGGTGCTGGCGTGATGAGGTGAACACATGAGACTGAACGAGATCAACTTTTCCTTTGGCGGGCTGCACTGTCTGCGGGACTTCGGGGCGATCTACGTGGAAAAGAGCGGTCATCCTGTAACGCCTGCCATCCGCCGCAACGAGTACGAGATCAGCGGAATGCCCGGCAGCGTCGCTATGCCCGGCGACCTGCCGGAAACGCTATCTTTCAGCGGCAGCCTGTACTTTCTGTCCGAACCGCCCACCCAGGCGGCGGCGCAGGAACGGCTGCGGCGCATGGCGGCATGGCTGACCGATGGACGCAAGCGGCTGATTTTTGACTACGAACCGGACCGCTTTTATATGGCCAGTGTGGATCAGTCCATGAAATGGGGCTTTTCCGGATGGATCGGCGGCGGCCTCGACCTGGCGTTTGAAGCGCAGCCCTATGCCTACGCCGTGCGCGATAGCAAAGCGGTAGCGAATATGACAGGCGAAAGCGCGGAGCTGGCGCTGACGCTGGATACGGGGCTGGACGCGCCGCTGGATGTAACCGTTAAAAACACAGGCATCGCGCCTATTACCGGCGTGGCGGTGACGGCCAGCGGCAAGCAAGCCGCTTTTTCCGGCATGAGCATGGGCCAGGGCAAGGCCCTGCAAATCAACATGGAGCCGCCCATCGGGGCGGTCTTTTCATCGGGCGAAAGCGCGCTGCCCTTCGCCTCGCGCTTCGATCTTCTTGCAGCCGCGAGGGGTGGGCAGACGATCAGCGTGGCCTTGGCCTACGGCAGCGGGACAAAGGGCGCGACGGTCACGGCCAGAGCCAGAGGGAGGTGGATATGATGAAAACGGGACGGTACTGCCCCATGCGCCGCGGAAAGTGCATCGAGACATGCGCCTGGCGCATGCATGACATGTGCGCCGTGGTCCAGCT